GCCAAACATAGGAGCGGACGGATGGCCGACTTAGAAGCACAACTCACAGCCTTCGGCGATCGCTATGGTAAGCTCAGCTTTGCGGTATCGGTGTTGAACACGGCGCTGTTGGTGTTCCTCATCCTGAAGTAGCGGCATGACGCTTCAGCAATACGCCATGCTATCTCGAAAGAAGAGGGCGATAGAGCGAGCCGCCAAGGTCCGCGAGCTACTGACAGAAGGCGAAGGACTAAAGCGAGCAGCATGGAAGGCTGGCGTCTCCCCTCGCACAGCACGCAGATACAGGAATGGCTGGATACCCGGGGGAGTCGATAAACTTTCCGACGCGGATATTGGAAACCGATGCGCGCAGACAAAAAGTGTTTTTCCCTCAATTTGGTTTTGCGGAGAATTAAATGGGCGCGCGAGGACCGCAATCTTCGGCGAGTTTGTCTGTCATCTCTTCGACCGGGATAGAGGCTTACGAAAGGCCCCGACCTCCAGCCGACTTGAACTTTGAAGCTGCCCAAGAGTGGACCGCAATCGTCAATCGTCTTCCTGCGGATTGGTTCGGCAGAGAGACGGAAGCCCTGCTCGCACAATATTGCCGACACACGATTGCCGCCAAGCGAGTGGCCGCCTTGATCGATCAAGCGGAGGCTGATCACGAATGCGACCTCAAGGATTACGACAGGCTGCTGAAAATGCAGGAGAGGGAAGGCCGAGCCCTGACTTCCTTGGCGACCAAGATGCGGATTTCCCAGCAGTCCACCTATGACAAGTCGAAGAAAAAGCCTGCCCAGTCACGCAAACTCTGGGAAGGGTGAAACCCGCGCCGAGAGGAATATCAGGTGGATTAGGGAGCATTGCCGAGTTCCAGAAGGCAAGGATATCGGCAAGCCCGTTGTGCTTCGAGAGTGGCAAAAGGCAGACCTAAGGAAAATCTACGATAACCCGGCTGGGACGCGGACAGCGATAATCAGCTTCGCCAAGAAGAACGGCAAATCCAGCTTGGCTGCCTGCCTTCTGCTGCTGCATCTTTGCGGTCCTGAATCTGTCCCTAACACGCAGCTGCCAAGCACGGCCCAATCGAAGGAACAGGCGGCGGTCCTGTTTAATCTCGCGGCCAAGATTGTCAGGCTATCGCCCACACTGGAACCAGCGATTGTTATTCGGGAGAATCTGAAGCAATTGTTCTTTCCGGAGCGCGGCACGCTTTACAAGGCGCTATCTGCTGAAGCGTCCACGGCTCACGGCCAATCGCCGATCTTCGCCATTCATGACGAACTTGGCCAGGTTCGCGGCCCGGTTTCCGAGCTTTACAACGCAATCGAGAACGCGATGGGCGCCCACGAAGCGCCTATGTCCATCATAATTTCAACCCAAGCTCCGACTGACGCTGACTTGTTATCGATCCTGATCGATGATGCGCTAACAGGGCGAGACCCAGCCGTTGTGCTCAGCCTTTACACCGCCGATGAAAAGCTGGACCCGTTTTCTGAAGAGGCATTGAAGCAGGCTAACCCGGCTTACGGCGATTTCCTTAATCCCAAAGAGATCAAGAAGCAGGCGGCCGACGCCAAGGCTCTGCCCTCTCAAGAATCGCTCTACAGAAATTACACTCTCAACCAGCGGGTGGACAGGAATAATCCCTTTATCAGCCGGGAAATCTGGAAGGCCAACGGAAGCCCGGTTTCAAGGTGGGAAGGCGAAGAAGTCTGGGCCGGGCTCGATCTTTCCAGCACCGCCGATCTCACGGCTTTTGTTCCTATCGCGAAAGTCGATGGGGAATGGGAGGTCAAGCCAACCTTCTGGCTTCCAGAGGAGGGCTTGGAAGCAAAGTCCCGCAATGACCGAGTGCCTTACGATCTATGGGCGAAACAAGGGTATTTGGAAGCCTGCCCCGGCAAGGCAGTCGAATATGAATTCGTCGCGGTTTGGCTCTATCAATTCTGCCAGACGCACAATGTTCGGAAAATCGCTTTCGATCGCTGGGGCATGAAATACCTTCGCCCCTGGTTGATCGCTGCGGGGTTCACCGATGAGCGGGTCGATCTTCTATTCGAAGAGTTCGGGCAAGGCTTTCAGTCTATGTCGCCGGCACTCCGAGATTTGGAATCGATCCTGCTTAACGGTCAGCTTCGACATGCAAATCATCCAGTGCTCACGATGTGCGCCGCTAACGCGGTGGTCACTTCCGATCCTGCTGGCGGACGTAAGCTCAACAAGGCCAAGGCCGCAGGACGAATTGACGGAATGGTTGCCCTGACCATGGCGTTCGGGATCGCCCCGAACGTGGTTGAGCCTGCCGCTACCTATGAAATGCTGATTGTGTGACTGCGGCCCTGACTCGCGGCTGATTTTAGTGGCCGTGGGATGTTCAGGGCCATCCGTCCCGCCTCAGCGTCGCGATTACCGCAGCTAGATTCCCAATAACACAGGAGGCGAACGATGAACAATCGCGCCTATTCCGTCTTGGAGATCAAGGCGGTCGATGAGAAATCTCGCACTATCGAGGGCGTGGCGACCACGCCTGCCGTAGATCGTGTCGGAGACATCATCGAACCTTTAGGGGTCAAATATGACAACCCCATGCCGTTCCTGTGGCAGCATTTTCACGATGAGCCCATTGGCACGGTCAATTTCGAACCGCCCACGAAGAATGGCGTCAAGTTCACCGCCAAGCTTCCGCTGATCGAAGAAGCTGGAAAGCTCAAAGACCGCATCGATGAGGCGTGGCAATCCATAAAGGCAGGACTCGTAAGGGCCGTCTCCATCGGTTTCCGCCCGCTCGAATTCGCCTTCATGGAAAATGGCGGAATTCGCTACAACGAGGTCGAGGTTTACGAGCTCTCGGCCGTAACCATCCCCGCTAATTCAGAAGCCCTGATTACATCCATCAAATCGGTTGATGCCGCGCTCCGCAAAGCCGCTGGCGTCCCGGACCCAATTCCAGAAGCGCCAACGGAAGCCGTGTCAGGCAAGAAGGCCGTTGTCGTCAAGCTGGATGATACCGCCCGCGACGGGGCTCCTTTCGTCATCAACAAGATCCACACGGAAAGGAAGCCCTAACATGGCTACCTATGCAGAACAGATTGCGTCTTTCACCGCCGAGCGCGGTGTGAAGGCGGATCGCCAGAAGACCATCATGGACGAAGCCTCTGAGGCTGGCGAAACTCTCGATGCCGAGAAGCAGGAAGAGTTCGACACGCTCCAGGGCGAAGTCGAAGCGATCGACAAGCACCTCGCGCGCTTGCGGATCGTCGAAACCCAGGTCGTGGATGAGAAAAAGCTCGTTCCCGTTGCCGGAACGTCCTTCAGGGATGGCAGCGACAGCCGCGAAGGCAAGATCGTCGTAAAGTCGCAGCCGAAGCTTGAGCCGGGGATTGAGTTCTCCCGTCTCGTCAAGGCGCTCGGCATGGCGAATGGCGATATGGGCCGGGCGGTTCGTATTGCCGACCAGCGTTATGGCGAGGACAGCAACGCTTCAGGTGCCCTCAAGCGCATGTACGAGCGTGGCCAGAACCGCCTGGAATGGGAAGGCTACGAGAAGTCCAATGTCGTTGCCGGTTCGACCATTGCCGGCACATGGGCGGCTGACCTGGTGCTTGATGAGGGCGGCGCGTTTTCCGACTTCGCCGAGTATCTTCGCCCTGCCACGATCGTCGGGCGGATTCCCGGTCTTCGCCAGATTCCGTTCCGTACCGCTCTGGGGAGTTCGACCAGCGGCGGCGCCGGTTACTGGGTCGGGGAAGGCCTTGCCAAGCCACTGACCTCGTTCAACTTCGACAAGACGTTCCTTGAGCCTCTGAAATGTGCCAACATCGCGGTCCTGACCGAAGAACTGCTTATGAGCAGCGCGGCCTCGGCTGAGACGTTGGTTCGCGACGAGCTCCGGAATGCTCTCGTTGAATTGATCGACGTGGCGTTCATCGATCCGACAAATGGAGGTTCGGCCAATGTGAAGCCGGCCTCGGTTGCCAACGGCGCGATTTCGATCGCCGCCAGCGGTACGGGCGATGCAGACGACATTCGCCTGGACATCAGGAACCTTCTCCAGGTGTTCGTCAACAACAACATGGAAGGCACGGCACCAGTCCTGATTATGCGGACTGGTACGGCTTTGGGCGCATCGTTCATGATGAATGCTCTTGGCCAGCCGGAATTTCCGAGTGTCAGCATGAGCGGAGGAACGATCCAGGCCATCCAGGTCATCACGTCGCAGAACGTTCCGTCTGGTGTCGTGGTCGCCCTCCAGCCTTCGGAGATTTACTTCGCTGACGAAGGCGGGTTCATGATCGACGTAAGCCGCGAGGCTTCGTTGCTGATGACCACGGATGCCAATGCCAACCACAACTCGGTCACGCCAACGGATTCGCAGGTCGTGTCGATGTTTCAGACCAACAGCGTTGCGTTCCGTTGCGAGCGCATCCTGAACTGGGCGCGGCGTCGGGCCAATGCGGCGGTCTATCTGACCGGCGCGGCATGGGGTGGCGCAACCAACACCTAAGCTACTTGGGGTCGGGCTTCGGCTCGGCCCCCTTTTTCTTGGAGACGAAAATGGCGACGAAGACCTTTTACGCCACGACCGGGCTCAAATACGGAACTCGCCACCTTAAGGCAGGCGAACCTCTGGAACTCACAGATCCGCTGGCCCGATTGTATCTGGCGCTCGGCAAGGTGACAGACAAGCGGCCTCGCTTAACTACGGCTCAGAAAGCTGAAACTGTCGAAGCTCCCAAGGCACCTCGCAGGCGGCGCAAGAAGAAGTGACTGCAAGCCTCGCTTACCGGAAGAACGAACAAGACATCCTGAGCGGCAATCCGCCGCAGAAGTATCTCAGGCTTCTGCCGTACATTACCGGCTCTCGTGTTCTCGAAATAGGCTCAGCCGAAGGGGTTTTGAGCCTCCTGATGGCGAAAGGGCGGTCTTTAGTCGTCGGGCTTGAGAAAAGCCTGGAGCGTCATGAATCTGCTTTGGAGTTGCAGAAGCGCTGGGCGGTGTTTCCGAGTCCGGTTTTCATTAACGGCGACATTCGAGGAAACCTCGAATTGCTGGCGCGGGTGGAAACCCTAGTCGCGGTTAGGACAATCTATTATCTCGGGGACGATCTTGACCGGGTATTCAAGAAGGTTGGCGAGACAGTCTCCAACGTGGTTTTGTGCGGGAATCGCAACCGCGCCGACAGGTGGCGCGCGGGAACGCCGGACGAGCCTCTAGGTGAAATGAACAAGTACGCTGCGGCTGAGGGCATGAAAGACCTTCTGATCCGCCACGGCTACACGATCACAACCGAAGTCACTGAGGGCGATGAGATTGTCGTCGGTCATAAGGATTGATCCCAAGCTCATCCGCTTCAAGATTTCGCCGCATCTTGACCTGAACGAAACACAAGACGGCGACTGGGATTTGAAGCGCCGTCATCCTCTGGAACGGGCGGTGAAATACCGTTCGATCATCCAAAGATATTCCGGGAAAGCGTGGGAAGATACCGACCTCTTCAAGGACATCTATAGCCGCCGCATCCTGACCGAGCCCATCAGGGGTGAGGCGACCATGAAGGGGCTATTAGATCAGTATTACGGGCGGGTTGACGGGATGTTCGAGGCCATGAAGCGGGATGGCTTCGTGGTTGGCGGCAAGAACAGACTGCCTAAACTGCTCATTGGCAGGGATGGCGAAGTGTTCATCGGCAACCAGGGGAACCATCGGTTGGCGATGGCGCATGTGCTGGGGCTTGAGGAATTCGCAGGGGAGGTTGTGTGCAGGCACTCGCTGAATTTGGATGTGGTCGCTTGATTACTCTTCTGCCAGCACGTCCTCGGCCCAGTCGCCGTACCCTTCCCACCATTTATCCGCGCGCTGGTCATCTCGTGGGTAGGGGCATTCCGGCTGGCCTTCATCCGGTGGGATTGAGGCCGCTTCGTATCCCTCACAATAAGGCGTCTTCTTTCCCATGCCCTCTGTTAGCACACGGCGCGGCATGAGCGAAGTGCTCGAGCATAACATAACCGGGCGCCCTCCGATCCCAGCGATGACCACCGATGCCGAGCGGGAATGCTATTACAGACTGGCCAAGGAAGCCGAAGGGGCTGTCATAGAGTTCGGCGCGTGGCTGGGAGCTTCGACGGCTTACATGGCTGCGGCGATGAGGGATCGCGGCGGCGGGAAAGTCCACACGTTCGATAAGTTCCTGTCGAAGAAGGGGCACATCTACAAGGTCCAGGAGCATTACGAAAAGCGCGGGCTGGACTTGTCTGAGGCTCCGGTTGGCGACGCCTTCGAAGCGTTCAAGGATTATCTCGGCCCGTTGATGGAGTTCGTTGAGCCGCACAAGGGCGAGATCGAGAATGCCAGGTGGGACGGAAGCCCGATTGGTCTTATAGTCAACGACGCGCCAAAGCGCATTCCTGCGATTTCGGCGATGCTGACCAATTTCCGCAGCGGGATTCATGAAGGCACAGTGATGGCGTGGCAGGATTTCTGCCACTTCCCGAGCTACGAGATTCCGGCTTGCCTCTATCGGCTGCGCGATCATCTGGAGTTCG